AGTCGTTTTGCGATAGCCGCTTCTGAACTTGACAACTTAACTACGTTGCGTCCTGTGCCTCTGTTTCGATGTGCGCTTGCCACAGTCTGGACGGGCTGTTGGCGTGCGGGTTCTTCGGATGAAGAATCTTGTTGAAACTTATGAGGAAGGTTTTCCCTCATACGTTTATCAATCTCACTATAATAGTAATCTGTGCGTGGATCAACACCTTGATTTACTAAATCTTCGTGAATTGCATAAGCAACGTTGGTCATCACCTTATCAGTGCCAAACCATTCGTTTTTCTCTGCCCAAGACTCAGCTTTTGGATCCTTAACAGGTTGTTGAGGTTGTACTTTAGGTATTTCAATCTCTCTTTCCTGCTTAGGAGCATTTGCTAAAGCCTCTTGTTGGGCTTTGATTTGCTCATATCTGCTTTGCTCTGTGCTTAATTTTCCAATTTCAAATTGTGCATTTGCGACAGCATCATAATCTTGGTCTTCCATAGCTTTCTTCAGCTTTGCTTTCGCTGCTTCCATGGAACCAGTCAAACGACCACCCATCTCATTTACATAACCACTATTAAGTTTGCCTAATTCATCTTTAATTTTATCTCTTTCGGCTTTAATAGCTTGAGCAATTGCTATTGCTTCTTCTTCACGTCGTCTAGATTCACCAAGCTGATAAGCATATTCATCAAATCTTTTCTGAACAGATTTACTATACTTTTGTTTGGAATCTTCTTTGGGTTCCTCTTCGTCTTTTACTTCTTCTTGCTTCGATTTATCTTCAACAACAGGATCTCCCTGCGTCTCATCAACCTCTGCTTCAAAAGTTTTTCTCTCTTGAGGAATCTCAATTTCATTTTCTTCTGTTGGAGAAGCAATATCTTCCGATTCTACCTCTACAGAATACTCTTGTTTTGCTTTATTACCTACTTGCCCCTGTAATTCAGCAACTTGTCTATCTACTTCGTTCATGCGTATACTCCTAAAATGTCTTCAGGACTTTCCACAGTCCCGATTATCTCATCATCATTTAATATTCTGAGTTCGCCTCCCTCGATTTTGATTCGAGATCCAGCATATCGTGCGATGATTACCCAATCGCCTTTTTTACACCAAGGTCCATTTGGAAATTTATCCTTATCTGCGTAAGCGTCGGGTCCGACTTCTAGAACTAAAGCACATACAGAAGCAACTTGTTGATCTTCTACAGCTTTGTCAGTTAATAAAACACCACCTTTAGTTTTACCTACACCTTTGTAGGGAAGAACTATTAATCTCCAACCTGTTGGTTTGGGGACTTTACTAAGGTCGCTCTTTTTATCTTCTTCTTTTTTCTCAGCGGGCTTTATCCCCACTATCTTTTTTTCGTTGGGCATAATCAGCCCCGTTGTCGACTTCATCGTCTACCTCCCATTTGCGAAACAGATCCCTAATATCTGAATCGAGTTTGCGAAGAGAAGTTAGTTGACCAACTAGGTATTGGTATTTATCCCAACTCTCTACGTTTCCATCCATAATTACAGACTTTATGTCGTCTTGTCTAGTAGTTATTAGACGTAAAATTGCTGAATATATATTTACTTCCACTACTTAGTAATTTTCTTATGCTTCTCAAAAGTTCTTAAGCCTGCCATTCCAAGCAAAGCCATGACTAAAGGCATTAATTGTTCCATGTTCATTTGGGGTAGTGGACCCACTTCAATTTGAAATACTCCTAAAAAGAACACGATAAAAGGTTTAAGGACAAATTCGAAAAATATGGCCAATGCTGCACTAAATCCAATGAGGGGTCTCCAAGAACGTTGCAGTAAACCTGAAATATCGGTAGCTGTAGACTGAGCATCCGCTAAATTAATATCCATTTGTTTAGAGTTAATTTCATTTTCAAGTTCTTGTAGTTTAATTCTGATTTGACCTTTTTCTTCTTCGGATGTGTGAACACTGTCGATCACTTTACCAACAGTGTCCACTAAAGATCCGCCTAAAATTTTAGATAACATTAATTAGATGTATTGAGCGATGATCCAGCCAATAGCAATACCTATTACAAGCCACTTCTTTTTGGGATGATCATTCCATAATTGTTTGATTTTATCCATTAGAATACTCCTTTGAATTTGGTACCACGAATCGCAGCACCGGTTCCTCTCATACCTTGAGAGTTAGGTCCCTTTTTAGGGGGAACTGTTCGTGTGAGTCTTTTCCCTTCGACTGACCCACCTTTTTTAAATTTTTTAATCATGCCACCGTTTTTAGCTTCAACAACTTCTTTTTTACTTTTTTTAGACTCTTCTCTAGTCTTATCTCTGATCTCACGATTACCTTCTTCGTATATGCGTCTTTGAGAATCTTCAATCTCTTGAATTCGCTCCATCAGTTTTTCTTCTTTGGAAGCGTCCTCTTTGATCTCTTCCTTGAGTCTTTTAATTTCCTTCTTGGCTTCTTCTTTGGATAGTTGTTGAACAGCCATTAAAATACTCCTTTAAAACCTTTTCCGCTAATCGCAGCTCCTGTCCCACGAACCATGCCACCGTTAGCTTTTTTCTTTGGTTTTATCTCTTTAGCCATCTTCATTTCCTTTTCAGTAGCTGGACGTAAGCCAATTTCTAAAACCATACCACCATCTTTTTTCTTCACAGCGCCACCTTTTTTCATGTAGCCCATTTTGTTTCTTACACCCGTTGGTAATTTTGCTAGACCTGGGTTTTTGCTTTTATCCACTGGTTTTAAACTTTTGTTCATCATACCACCATCCTTTTTTTTAAATATATGTGGAGCGTTGTCTAATAGTATTTCTCTTATGGCTGAATCTGATGTTGCAGTTAAATCAGATTTCTCTTTAGCATAAATCCTAAGATTATCTTTTAGTTGTGAACTAGAAAGTTCTGAAACACTTATTTTTTTAGGCATAGTAATCTCCTAGTGTACTGTTTTGTTATATACGGGAATAACCTCGTATTTGTAATTTGCTAGTAACTTTAACAAATCTTGTGTTTGTTTCAACCCTATTTCACGGTTCATGGCCCACTGACCAGCGGCTAGATAAGAACTCGCAATGGCTAATGGATCAACGCCTTGGGAAACATAAAGAGAAAATAACATTTTAAATTCATAAGTAAGTGAATCAACGGCTTCTTTATCAATCTCTTCAAGAGGATTATTTTTTTCTTTTTTTAACATTTGATTTACCTGCCTTTTGTAAAGCAATCGCAATTGCTTGTTTCTGAGGTTTACCTTCTTTCCTCAGTTTAGATATATTAGCACTAACAGTGGCTTTACTACTACCTTTTTTTAGAGGCATTGAGTCTCTCCATTTGAACGGCAGTTCGTTGATTTTGAATTCGTTGTTGTTGTGCTAGTTTGGCAGAATCAATTGATTTTTTATAACTTAATTTTTCTTCTTCTAATTTATGTTGAGCTAAATCATCAGCTGCATCGACATTAATTTTTTGTTGCTCAAGATCTAACTCTTTTAACTTTAAATCAACTAAAGGATCGGGACCATTTCCTAAGGGTAATACTTCTTGTTCTTCAGCGACCATGTCGTCTGTAATTGCTGCAATCTTCACCGCTACTTGTTTTTCAATTTGTGCTTGGAACTGTTGTTGTAGTTCGGGTGGAACTTGTCCTCCAAACTTTGCAGCTTCTTGTTGTAGAACAGGTTGTAATTCCATCATCACTTCATTTCGTGCTTGTGCAGAAACGTGTTCAATAACGTGTGCTTGAAGTACAGTTAAAACTTGTGGGTTATTTCTGACCAAATAAGAACTCATAAAGGCACGGTGGGCTTCCATGTGAGCAATATGATCTTGATCGGGGAACACTGTCAATTGTCCTAGCATCAATGATTGTGAGTTCTCGACACCAGGATCGACAGGTTGAGGTCCTGCGGGTGGAGGTAAAATATTTTCAATTTGTTGAACACCTAATGCTTGATACATTCTGCGATACGCTTCATATAAATTGTGAATCTCGGGATTGCTTTGAGCTAATTGTAATTGAGTTTGTGCCAACATAATTCTTTGTGACATCGAAAAGATATTGGGATCGGAAACAGGAATAACATCAACTCTGTCATCAAAGTCGGTTGTCTTAATCGCACGATCACCGCCCGCAACTTCATACGGATATTCTCCTGGTAAAGCGGTAGCAAATAATCTAGCGAGTAATTGAAATTCTTCTTTTTGTGCATAGTGACATCTTTTGTGAATACCACTCATCACTTTGGAACCTTGTTCTAAAAGTGCCATGGTGGTACCGACAGGGTTAGCCTGTGAACCATCTCCGACTTTCATATCCGCAATCGCTGCAAATCTTCGACCTGCATCCACGACATATCCTAATAACTGAAATAAAGTTCCATCGGGTCCTTTATATGGTAAAGGCATTAAAGCATTTCGTAGATCTCCTCCTGGTGCATCCACATCTCTGAATTCTCCAGGCATCAAAGGTTCTTCATCATCTCGTACACGAAGACCTCTGGATTTGAAACCGGCAGGTAAGTTGGACAATGTACCTGCATCGAGCAATGCTCGCAGTGCTGCTGTGGCTGTGCGAGTTAATCCACCGAGCATATGCACTAAACCAAAACCATAAAATCCGAGACCAGGTAAAAACTTGTAGTGGACAAAATATTTTTGTCTCATGAACATCGGATCGTTCTGTAGATAGTTTCGGTAGATTGATAAAATCTTTCCGGTGCCTTGTTCCAGTGTCACAACATAAGGCAGTTTTAGTCCTGTGGGCTCACCATCTGGTCCTGTGTTTTCATATCCTTCGAGATCTAAATCGACGTGCATCTCGAGTAATTGATACTGACCAGAATATTCTGACTTTTGGACTCCTTCTAATTCATCGTACTTTTCTTGAATATCGGAATACGAAGAATACAATTCGTCGTTCTCATCAATTTCAATATCTCGGTAAAAACCAGAAATCATTTGTCGCTTTAAATCATTCGGAGAAATTTTTATCACATGCGTAATGCGTTCGGCATCTTCTAATTCCGATGCACCGTAGTTCACGACCAAGTCTTCACTCGGTATAAACTTCGCACACGGTCTTCCCATGTTGCCATCAAAATAAACTTTTTTAAATGCACTACCGGCTAACGGTAAATGAAAAAGTAATTGATCCATTTCGGGATCGTACTCTTTCATCTTGTACGTAATTTGATAGTTCATAAATTCTTTGACTCGCTCGGCCTGTTGTTCTACCTCAGGAGTTGCTACTCCTAAGACAGCGGTCTTAACAGGACCGCCCGCAGGCAAGAGTTCTTTATACGCTCCTGCTTGAAACTGCGTGACGGCCTCAGCGAGTAGTGGATGAGAAACCGATGCTGCCCCTCGGAAGGGATTTGAAACTTCTTGATATTTGAAACCTAAGAGATCTAAACCTTTGATGTAACTTTGTTCCCAATCTTTTCTAGATGTTTGGTCGACCGAGAACTGTGCTCGGAGTTCATTGGAAATTTTTGCGAGAGTTTCTTCTTCGATGACTTCGGCTAAGTTGTCAGCGAATCCGTCTCCGGTGTCCGTGGGCACGGGACCAAGGCTCACGGCCTCATCGCCCTCTACTTCCACTTCTAACGGTGTGCCTTCGCTTACACCTTCTGTAATAATTTCTTCTTCGACACCTGTTGGTGCTTCATTTAACGTTTTGTCAATTTCAGCCATAATTATTTATACCTTAAGATCCATAAAAAGCAATCCTACGTCTCGGACGTTCCTCAATCTCCTCATCATACTCATGTTGCAACGCACCAAATTGTCGGTAACGCATTAATGCTTGTGTCATCGAATCCACATAGTCATCATTTCTACCATAAGGGAAAGCAGCACATTCTTCAATAACTTCTTCTGCCCATTTATACGCTGGATACCAAATCATTCCACTCTCAAATAGGGGTGCCACACTGTTGACACGGACTAATTTGTCGTTTCCCCGACTCGGTGTAAAATTAATGACGGGAATTCCCATCGCTTGTAATTCGTGCGTTAGGGGGAGACCCGTTGCTTTGGCTTCAATGATGATTTGTTCGGGTTGCCAGTAATGATTCTTTTCTAAAGCGATCCTTTTTAGCTCGGGGAAGTCCCACCGCCCACGGTCCGCTTCCATGAGAATAATATTTTGCTTACCTGTCATCTCATTATGGAAAACTCCCCATGTTGTAATCGCAGAATAGTCCGCTGTCGTCTTCGAAGAGAAGGCCGTATCGTAACTTTGAATGATATATTGCAAAGGAGGTTGTTCTTTTTCCCAACATTGCCACCATTCCCGCTTAATAATCGAAGTTTCTTCATTTGTTGGCTGTTGTTGCCACTGTGCATTCCATTTAGCCACGGGCAGTGAGGCTTTAACCGCTTCTAATTGATCTTTTTTCCAGAATTCTGGCCATTGAGGGGTGCCGTCGTCCATGAGCGCAGGGAAATCGACAATCTCCCACTTGTCAGCGAGCGGATCTTTGGCTTGAGCCTCGATCAAACGCTCGGTTAAGTCGTCTTCAGACCAACGAGTCATGACCACAACGATACTCCCCCCTGGTTGAAGACGCTGACGAGGACCCGAAGTGTACCATTCCCATGCATTCTCCATCGCAGTCTTACTGAGAGCGTCTTGTTCGGAGTGAGGATCGTCAATAATTAATAAATCTGCACCACGCCCTGTGATAGAACCACCGACACCAGCTGCAAAATACTCCCCCCCGTGGTTGGTTTCCCATCTTCCTGCAGCTTGGGAATCGGCTCGTAGCTCCGTGCCCGGGAATACGGACTTAAATTCGTTATCATTCATCAAGTTTCTGACCTTACGACCAAAACGATAGGCTAGCTCGGCTGTATGGGTGGTTTGGATAATCTTTAATTTAGGGTTATTGCCCATCATCCAGGCGGGAAAGAGATAACTGGCAAATTCTGATTTAGTATGTCGGGGTGGCATATTGACAATTAATCTATTAATTTTTCCATCCCTGATGGCTTCTAATTTTTTAGCAATGATTTTATGGTGCCTCCCCTCAATGAAGTCGGGCCAAATGTTTTTTACGAAATTTCCAAAGGAGTCCCTAGAGTTCCTTGCAGATTCAAGTTGTACTTTCTTAAGCTCAAGCTTCTTGAGAAACAAAAGTCTCTCCTCTTGAGACATAGAAGACAAATCTGGTAGTAAATCGCTCATGTTTTCTGTGTATATTTATATACTAGGTTATACTATATACTACTTCTAATTTTAGGAGGTACCCCTCTTTTTTCAAGAGTAATGTATTACTTCGTAATTCCTTAGTATCTCTTAACCAAAAAAAATTTCATTCTTCAATTTTTTTTGGTTAGGCGGGCAAAAAAAAATTCTCATGCACAAGTAGATTTTTGGAAAGTAATAAAATATTTAGGATTGAATGCGGGCGTTCCTGCCCCAAACGTACAGGAACAGGAACAGGAACACCCCAAAAGAGTTATCCGATTAATTTTTTACGATAGTTTTTAATCGTTTCGATTAATGGATACGTATCCTCAGAATAAACGCAGTGATCAATAAATAGTTCTATTTCACTATCACTCATTTTTTTTATTTCTGTATCTGTTGGAGTTTCCACATAATCATAATCAAAGGAATTATTATCATAAAGAGATAGACTCTTATAACTAGATACTAATTTTCTGGTATCCCAATATTCGTTTGAGTACCAATTAGCCCCTTTATAATTTCCTACTTTCTCATTGATGATAATAAACTTTCTTGATTTGCTATCTAAGAAAACCATTTTATCACTACCAATATGTTCACCCAATTCTATTTGATAGTTAGAATTTAAGATTACATTTGGATTGTTTTTTAAAGTAGGTTTTAAATTATGTTCGTTGAAATGCCATGTATCCGAACAGTTCTTATGTATTAATGGAATTGGTAGTCTTGCTCCATTGTGCATCATTCCGATTATTCTATTATCTTTATTATAAGAAATAAAAGGATGACAATTCTTTTTGTTTGTTGAGCCTTGAGTCGTAAAACGAAAATGAATTGCCATTTGATCGGTGTTGTTCTTATGTAGATTAAAGAAAGTTTTTACTTCATTAAAATCATTCGGAACAAACTTATCTGATACAAAGTTATTATTTTTATCTAAATACATTAATCCAAAGCCGTCTGAATTTCTTTCGTAAGCAATTCTCATATCTTCAAGATTTAATGATTTAAGATCGTTAGCTAATATAATTAAACACATTTTTTTAATTCTC